CTTATTGCTGTCCGAATCGGCAGAAGGCTTGATGTAGTCAAAGCTAAAGATGAGCGGATTGCCTCGGCCAATTCTTGAGTAATAAAACCTCTTCAGATTATTGATCATCTGGTCGGTTGTCATTCCACCTACGTTGTAGTAGTAGAACTTTAGATTCTTGATTTGATTCCAAGTTGCCCTGACCTTATCGACAGTCTCTGCACCAGCCTTGCGCCAGAGTCCGCTCTCAAGCAAGTGAACTGGAACGTGACTAAGCGCAGCGCATTGGCGCATAATCACTTCTTCTTTACTCATTTCTCCATTATCAAAATGAAGAACGGGCACATCGTACTTTGCTGAAACCTTGGTAGAATAGTTTAAGGCAAGCAGGGTCTTGCCTACGCCAGAGCGAGCAACGATAACTGAGATGTTGCCCGGTCTCAGAAGAGAGCCGTAAATCTTGTTAACAGTTGGGAATGGCCCCATGAAGCCAAATTCAGTAATAGGGTTGTTCCCGCGCTCTTCAATAACATTCTCCATTTCCTCAAAGATGTTAACGGGCTTTTCATCATTGTTTTCATAAAGATTGATTGTCTTATTAAATGCGGAATCGGCTTCTTCGATGATCTTCTGATAAGAAGAATCGGGAGCGATTTTCTTCATCTTGTCCGCTACGTCCAAAGCTGACCTGTGGATTGTGCGGCGAATAGAGTATTTTTTAATCTCTTTCGCCGCAGAAACTGCGGTGGATTTGTTCGTCTTGCGAAGAGCGAGAGAGCGAAGATAGTCGAAGATGTCGATATTATCCTCAAAGGATATACCGATTTCCTTGATTCTTTGAGCAATGATGATCTCGTCAATCTTCTCATTGCTCTCCATACACTTTCGGAGAATGTGGTAGATCGTCTTGTGAACGACCGTTTCTTCAGAATAAAAATCAGCTTCAGATATGAAGTCGCAGATCTCTGCGTAGGCATCTGGGTGCTGGATAAGTCCAGCCAAAAGCTGCTTCTCTACTTCTAGGGAATAAAGCATTAGATTTCGTCGTCTCTAACATCCATCTCTTCAGAGTTGAGATATTCCTCAAGCGCCTTTTTAAGACCAAGGGAAGTTACTACGGAATCAAATCTAGTAAAGATTTGAGGCACTCCATTCTGGGTGCATACACATAGGATTAAGCCTTTATAACTCTCTGCGCCTCCAGAGAGTTCGTAAATTTGCTCAACCATCTCTGGTGGGAACAAAAATTCCTTATCTTTTGATTCTTGGCTCATTATAAAATGATTCCTTGCTTTTCGAACGTTTCTTTGCAGATGAGATCGGTCTCGTAGATTTCTACCAGCTTTATGCCGTTTGTCAAGCAAAATTGCAACTTTAAATCGTCACGTTTAAGCTGGGACAACCACTTACGCCGATCATTGCCGTGGAAATAAGGGTTGTAGGTTTGATGCTGCTTGCCCTGAACCTCTATCGCTATCTTTTTATTTGCATTATAAATGTCAAGAGATAGGCGGGTTCCTACAACCCTTATCTCCTCAAACACAACGTCGTACTTCCAGTAGGGTAATAAAAACTGCTTTACCCTCCATTGGATGTTGCTTTTGGATTTCGCTTCCCAATTAATTATGTATTTTTTAGCATTTTTAAGAAAGCGCTCTTTGCCATTTAGGGTCTTAAACTTCATTTGCTGAGTTCTCAGCGATAATATTAATGAAGTACTTGTGCAGGGTCTTAGTCAGCTTTTCGTTGGCTTCAATAAATTCAAAGACCGCGTTTTCCCCTTGAAATTTTTCAGGCATATCTATGCCGATATCCTTGGCAATTTTGGCAAGATCTTCCGATACGGCATACCAAGCTCCAGCACGACTTACGAGTTCCCAAGTAAGCAGCATATCAACAATCTCCTTCTCAACCCATACGGATCTGCCATTGCTGCGTCCATACTTGATTGGATATGTAACTCTATTCTTGCTCTTCTCATTTGGACTTTTTTTGATATAAATCTTACAGTTGTGTCCGATGATTGGGTTTTTTATCGGGTCTGACTTCTTTATGCTTGGGTCTTTAAGGATAATATCTCCCTCAAAGCGAGGCTCAAATTCAAAGATAAAATTAGCAAAGTGAAGCAGGGCATTGCCACCAGTGGCGGATGTTTGGCGGATTGGTGCTGAACTGTAAGGGTCCAGTTTGATATCGCTTCTGACCTGAGAGATAAAGATCGCCATATGCCCGCGCTTGGTAAGCGCGATAGAAATCTTTTTCATAAGGTTTGCTGCGATAACGGCGCCACCAGCGACCTTTACAGACTCTTCAAAAGTCTTATCAAGATCGTTCTTCGCAATGAGTCCGTCAACAGAATCAACGATGAACATATACTTGTTCTTTTCGTCGTTGTACATTACCAGCTTTCGCATTGCGTCTACGACGGTCTCATAGATGTTCGATTCAAAAACAAAACAGGTGCCAGCCTCCCATTCGGACGGGTCAAACACGAACTTTACTCCGCTTCTCTTTTGCATCTCTGGGGAAAGGCGACCCTCGGCTTTAATATAAAAGCCCTTTGAGCTTGGAACGGTATTGAGGAAGTTCCGCATAACCTCAAGTGACGCAGAGGTCTTGCCGCCCTCGGTAAAGCCTACGAAGCGATGTAGACCTGGTCCAAGACCGCCGCCTGTTTGCATATCCATATTCAAAGAGCCTGTAGAAACCTTGTAGTTTACAGACTCTTCGAAATTGTAATGGTCGTCCTTGTTGGACTTTAAAAAATCGCCAAGAATACTCTTGGATGAAATGCCATCTTCTTTCTGTTCTTCTTTTGCCTTCTTGCTCATTGTAGAAAATCTCTAAGTGTTTTTTTGGTTTTAATTTGAACGTCATCTCCAACTTTTTCGGAGATAACCGGACGTTCGATAACTTGTGGACGATAGTAAAATTGGTTCTTGTAGCTTTCAAGCCTTTTCTTGCCATAATCAGAAAAGAACATCGCAAGTGATGCAATCTTTTCTGGTGGAACAAATTGCGAAAGAAACTCGATCCCATAAGTGGCTTCAAGTCTCTTGAATAATACCATCTCCTTGATCCAGAATTCTTTGCCAGCATTCTTAGGAATGTTGACAAAATTATTAATATAATTTCGCCTATTAATCCTTTGCTTCATAACCCAGCTTCAGCGATCTCCCTAACCTTGTCAAGCCTTTCAGGACTTATTTGCTGCGGCGGCAGAACCAAAATAAAATCCAGTAATGGCGATTAGGCACTGTCTTATCTCGGTGGTAATTAAATTGCCAGAAATTTCAACAAAGGCGGTCTTGGTTTTATCGGCTAAAAAGCCAAACAGCCCGCCGCCATCCTGATAACTAACTTCTAAATAAGTTGGGATTCCAAGAATTGCCATCACAAACGGAGATATAACGATAGAGAATATGACCGACATCACTATCATTCGTCTAATTACCTTGCCAAAATCTGGGTCTCTGTTTGCTGCTTTGTCAGCAGATTCGTCCTGCTTATCAATTGCGTTCATCATCCGATCAAAGCGATTCTTGCTTTCTTCTGCCTTTAATGCAATTATTCTAAAAATAAAGCCTGTTATGGCGCCGCCAAACAGGCTTATGAGTTCAGTGGTCACACCACTATTTACACTTAAAGCTTAAAAGCTTGTATTGTAAGTGGGAACTTGTTGGTTTCTTTTACAAGTTCAAGCATCTCTGATGCAATATTGCGAATCTCTACTTGTGCATCTTGCTTATTACGAAGGTTTAAGAAGTGATAAAACGAGCGCCAATTAAACATTACATCGCTTGTAATCTGGGTATTATACCCACGGAAGAATCTAGCTGACTCCTTTGCGCGCTTTCTGGTGAAGCCATAGTTCTTAACTAGGTCTTCGATACACTTGTGATACAGATCCATTCCTCTTTCGGTATGGGTAGAGAGGATCTCCTTCCAAGTATCTGGCCAATCTTGCGGAACAAGATAGTCATCCTCTTTGATCTCCTTGTATCTTGCAGATTCTCCGTTTACCGATACGCCAACTCTATGCTTGATTAGATGAATATGAGAGGCTATGTCTGTCTTTATTAGAAAATGCAGGGAGGATTTTTCAAAGGGAGTGTGGTGTCCATTTTCAGCCAGCATCTTGAGTAGATCGCCCACTCTGCCCTTCTTTTCTTCATTGATGTCACGACTGGTTGAAGTCCAAGCAGAACAAGCGTGAGTAAGATCGTCGCCATAGATACCGATTAAGTTAACTGAGTTTTTGAACATCGCCGCCTCCATTGTAATAACTGTTATAAGCTTTTAGGATTGCGGAGAAGTATGCGGCATGAACGTCTGGTTTGTCAAGAGCATTTGCTAGATATTTTTGACAATTTTTAATTGATTGAATGTAATTTTTATCATTTCCCATCTGTGCCATAAAGTGTTCGATACAGTCTTGATCAACATAAATTACGCCCTGAATGACATCAAACATATGATAGTACCAAGAAATCTCATCTTGATACGACGGAGGGCGAACATAAATACAAATAGAATTTGATTTCATTGCCCAGATTAGCCTCTCCCAAGATGTGGTGTTGCCATTGACATTTAAAATATATTTATATTTTAATTGATCAGCAATACTGATATAAGCTCCAGCGATGCCATCCTCAAAGGGAAATTCGACAAAGTTTGTAATCTTAGCGTCTACTAGTTGGCTGTATCTGTACTTTCTGCAAAGATCAATTCTTTGCACTGAACCATTGTGCTTTGCGCCAGTATCTGACCCGCAAAAAATCGCTTTATCCATTTTTTCTTCAAATGGAATATCCACGCTCTCTATTTGGCTACAGATGCTAGCTGTTCGCGACAAATGAGAATCTGGAATGCAGATGTGTGGACTGTTTCTTGGACGCGCAAAGCACAGCCTTGTTTCCTTTGAGTCGTTCTGCGGACCATCGTTAAAGTTTACAATGGCTTCAAAATCAAGATCGCACAAATTATAGCTTCTAATGGTTGCGTCTGTAAATTGGATAAAGAAATTAAGTCGTATCTCGTCGATCCAATTTGACTTTCTTAAAACACGAACTCCATCCCTAGAGATGGAGCAGTGAGCTTCGTTTCTAAAAAGATTTACGCTGTTTAAATCTCTTGAGATATTTAATCTTGATGGATGAAATTCATTCAGTACGCAATAAGCTAGGATATGGTTCATTGAGCAAGGTCGTTGAGCGTCATCTTTTTAACAAGCTGGAAGAAGCTTGTCTTGGGTCGCCAGCCAAGCTCACTTCTGGCCATTGTAGAATCGCCAAGAAGCAGTTCGACTTCAGCTGGGCGGAAGAACTTTGGATCGATCATTACCATAGGAAGTCTGCTTTCCTTATTTATAAAGACTTCTTCGATGGTTCCTCGGTTGCCGAGCCATTGACCTTCGATACCAGCCGCAGCAAAAGACAGTTCTACAAATTCTCTAACAGTATGAGTTTCGTCAGAAGAAAGCACATAGTCCTTTGGCTTTTCCTGATTAAGCATCAGCCAAATACCATGAACAAAGTCTTCAGCATCACTCCAATCGCGCTTTGACTCAAGATTGCCTAGCTTTATAGCCTCAATAAAGTTATTTGAGTCTATTGCCTTTTTAATTTTTGCAACTCCCTTGGTGATCTTTCTAGTGACAAACTCTGAGCCTCTGCGAGTTCCTTCGTGATTAAAAAGCCAGCCTTGAACTGCATAAAGATTGTAAGAGTCTCTCCATACTTTTACAACTTGTCTTGCGGCAGCTTTTGATGCTCCGTATGGACTTCTGGGTCTAAGTGGATGAAATTCTGTTTGGGGGCTAAAGGTAACATCTCCAAATTCCTCTGAGGAGCCTGCGTTGTAGTAGCGACAGTTTGGAACAAACTTTCTAATTGCCTCAAGTTGATAAAGCACTCCCATACAGTTGGTTTGCATATGGTTGACTGGCATTTCCCAACTTGTCCCTACAAAGGAGTTTGCCGCTAAATTAATAAAATAATCCGGCTTGTATTTGAATATCGCGTTATTTACGCTTTCTGGGTCACCAATATCAAGGTCGATAAGCTTGAATCTTGGATCGGAAATATGGCTAATATTTTTATGGTTGGAAACACTAAGACGACGAACTGCACCAAAAATTTGAACATCAGTGTTAGTTAAAAGGTAATCTGCCATATGACTACCATCCTGACCAGTAACTCCTGTAATGATTACTTTTTTCATTAATTTTTAAATCCTTTATAAAGTTTAACGTTTTCTTCTGAAAACTTTTTGACGTTATTCTTGTTAACATAAACGTCAAGATATGAATTAATTGCCTTTGTTAACTTCGGGCGGCGATCTTTGAAACAGTAATCGACTTTCCTTTTCAAGTCTGCGACTTCGGCGTCCGTCTTTGCATCGGCAATCGCATCTTCCAGCTTCCACATTCTAATGTGCAGAACAATAAAGCGATCCATGATTTCAGCGAAGCTTTCACTAAACTCGATATCAGAAGAGTGGATCGGCTCTTTGTCAAACCGTTCCGAGATCTCCTCTAGAAGAAGCTCGCTAATTTTATTTATTCTTTCGGTTGACATTTTAAATAGTGTTGAGATCTTTGGCTAAATTTCTTACGTCAGAGTCTTTGAGTTTAGTATGGAGACCAACATAGAACCCATTGTGATGCAGGAACTCGCTATTTGGATAATCGGCGTAGTTGCCAAACTGCTTAAAACAAGTTTGTCTAAGCAGATTGCCAGAAATAATAGGTCTTGTTTCAATGCCCTTTGAATTGCAATAATTAATTGCGAGCTGCTTGCTTTCCTGCTTAAGCGGTATGATTGGCAGGGCAAAAGCCACATGTTCCTTCTTTTCATCAAATGGCGGCAGATAATAAAGATCAGAAAGATATGTGTCAAATAAAGAGTAAAGCCTGCGTCTCGTTTCTATATGTTTGTCTGCTTTTTTGAGATCAAGAAGGCCAGTCATCGCATGGACTTCTGAGTTTCGAAAATTATTCCCTACGCAATAAAAATCAAATCTTGGATCAACATCTAAATTGGCGTACCGTGCATTATTTGTTACGGATCTTGTCATCCCGTGATTTCTAAGCATAAGGAAATATTCGTATTCATCTACATCATTTGTGAATACAAATCCGCCTTCTATGCTTTGAAGATGGTGGCCGAAATAAGTACTTGTAGTGGAGGTAACAAAAGATGATACGTTTTTGCCATCATAAGTCCCAAATGTATTTTCGCAATTATCAAACATTAGCCTTACTCCATAAGTTTGAGCTATTTTCTTTAATCTAGGGATATCTGGAACAAATCCTAGCAGGCTTGTCGGAAAGATTGCAGCAATATTATCTTTGTTTTTTGATACAAAGTCCTCAAGCAGATCATAGTTAAAGCAAAGATCCTCAAGGGATACGTCAATAAATTTTGGTAAAAATCCTTCTCTAATAAATGGTCCAACTGATGTGGCCCAAGTTGTAGATGGAAAAACTACGATATTCTTATCTTTCTCTTTGTCAGCAAGATACATCGCAATCATCGTGTTCGCAGTTGAGCCGCTTGAACAGTATACTGCGTACTTACTGTCAACAAAATCCGCCATAGCTAGTTCAAACTGATAGATAAGATTCCCTTGCGTCCACCTGTTCTTCTTATTAAGAATAAAGGAGCAAATTTTTAATCTATCAACGAATGTAAAGTTGTCTACATTTAGCGGCCAGTTCATGTTGTAAATATTAGATCAAGAAAATCAAATTTCCAATAAGGATATACCTCGCCATTAATTGCTTTTTTTAAATTTTCTTCTGATACGATTGGAACCAATTCATTTTCACCATTTTGATGCAGATGCACATTCTGCGGAAACAGCCATTCAAGATCTTGCGCGGCTCTTGTTTCGTCATCGTAGAAGTCAACAATTATCGGTAGATAAAGATCTTCTATTCTTGGCACATTCACAATGATAATTGACTTAATATCAAAACATGATGCTGCGTTCATAAAGCCACTATTAAGCCCTATAAAAAATTCACATGAGCTTAGTTCATTCAGTGAATCTTCAACGGATCTGTTTGTGAAGTCTTCAACATTATCAAAGTCGAACATTCTTTCAGTCCCTATTTCTACAAAACTATAATTTGAATTTTTGATAAATTTTTCAATTTCAAGTTTGGCATTATCTTCTAGTCTTCTTGGGTTTTTAAATCCAACAGATAACAGATCTAGGCCGCTTGGTCCAGTAGAAAAATTAATAGCAATTCTATTTTTTCTAATAGAGGTTTTTACTGTCGGAGTTAGATATCCTTTAGGCAATGTATCGACTTCTAAGCCAAGAGCCCTTTGTGTTTTTTGATACAGATGTCCATTTCCGCAATCAAAAAAGTGCAGGATCTCTACTCTAATCCTGTTCTTTGCCTCTTGTACTGATGGATTTAGTTTATTATTAAATTTGCACAAAGTTTGCCAGTGCCTATTTAAAGAATAAATATCTAACTTTTTTCTAGTGTCTTTTGTAAGAGACGATAAAATAATTGCATCTCCAAGTCCAATATTTAAAGTTGTTAAATTTAACTCATTAGATTCTTTTATCTTATCAAGATCTTTTAATATCGGCCTAGTGCATTTTTTTGAAGAATAAAACTTTGTTAAAATATCCTTTGGATTATCCATTGATGAGATTTTTTCTCTTGAATACCATAAAGCCATTTCTTGTGTTCTGGCTATATCCAAGGCATTCCCAGCCAGAATCCCTAAGCAAAATATCTGCAACCTCTCTCGTCTTGAATGCGTGAAAAACATCATCCAAGAAAAGATAATTAACCCTATTCTTCAATAACTCAAACTCACTTAAACCAGTAAACTCGCTTCCGTCTATTAGGACACCGTCAAAAAACGAATTATCTCTTTCCAGAAAGCCCGCATCTACTTGCTTAAGTTTGACAACATCGTCTTCAAACCAGCCTTTTACTATGTGTTTTGGGTTGTATTCTCTAGGCAGTCCGTTGAATGGTGAATGCCATATATTATCAAAATCCTTATAAAGTAAAGATTTGTAGGATATAGACGATTCATTGTAGCACTTTATCCATTCGTGTTTTTTTGTATTTTTAACTAGATCAACAAACCTATCTTTATTAATTTCCAAACAGGAAAGGGACTTATCGTCGAAAGGAAGCATTGCTTCGATGAAGCAAGAGGTTGACCCAGTCCCATCCCAAGATCCAATTTCTAATACTTTTTGTATTTTAAACTTTTGAACAAATTCGATTATTGATCGACCCAAAAGATCGTCTCTGGTTATTTCTGCCATAAATAATAAACCCGCTTTCTAGATCTTAGAAGGCGGGTCTATATTTTCTATATCTTTTGGCTTATTCTTGTTCTGAACTTAAATACTTAGCTACTGCATTTAGATAATCGTCGCAAATAACAAGCTTTCCGCTAAGCCAAGATTCACCAAGCTCCATCTTAACCTCTTCAGAAGAATTGGCTAAAGCCTCAATCAGGGCAACGTTTCTCTTAATCGCCATAAGATTTGAATACGCCATTTCGGCTGCATCTTTGGCATAATCCATTCCCTCTTCCTCTGGCTCCTCGACTTCCTCTACGTTATTAAGCTCTGGATTTTCCTGCATTAGCGTTTGCTGTTCGTACAGGTCTTCTTCAAGCGAGCCTTTGGTAACTTGGGTTACAGACTTGCCGCCCTCCCACATTCTGCAAGACCAGTAGCGCGCCTTCCACTTAGGACCGGGGTTGGAGTCGCACTGATGGCGGGCACGGAAGTTCTTGCGGCGATCTGGATCGTCGCGCTTGATCTCCATATTGGGGTCGCCAAATTTAACCATTACAACATTGCCTTTTGGATTCTTAACGTAAACACCAAACTTCTTTTTGGAACCGGAAGGTAAACGGAAAGGTTTATTAAGGGTCTTCTTCTCGGCCTCTGTATAGGTTAACTCAATAGCGGCCTGTGCTTTCTGCCAAGCTTCTTTGCTTGGGCGGTCTGGAGAACCGGGTTTTGCCGGGCGGTAGTTTTTGCCCATTCTTTTTTTCTTTTTTCTAATGTTTTCCCACAATCCGGTTTTGCCAGCTTCCGAAATTTGCTTTGAAAAGTCCAGTTCCATAATAAATAGTTTTACACTAAAAGATGATCGCCTTTATGTTATTTTTATTGGGGTAAGACCCTAAACTTATATAGGCTCCGTTTTGCGGTTCTATTACGAACCAGTCTCTGTCAAGCCAAACAATATTCAGGGAGTGCCATATGCCTTCTCCATACTGAATTCCGGCGTATTCCTCCAACTGCTCGACTATCACTGTGCCACAGGCCAATTGAGATGTCAAGTCACTGTTGAGGTTATAATTTGAAAAACTGTAAGCGACCATAAAAAAATCGCTAAAATTATCACAATCAAAAGAGTTTGCGACAAAGTAGACATCGTGATCGATGATCATCGTGATCCACCACGTTACATATTTGTTAAACCAAGAAAGACTGGCAAAGCTGTAATGTTTATCGCGGAAGATGACATCAACATTTGTGCCTAGTCCAGCCTTAAGAAGGCTTTCTCTGACGTATGTCGTATCATAAGATTTGCTAATACTTTCAGTTTTGGGCGAGGTTTTTAAAAATAAAAGCCCATCTTGAAACCACGAATTAATATTGTTTCGGCCAAATCTGCGAATCGGTTGTGACTCGTTGATTGGGTTATACTTATGATAGAACTTCTCGGCGGTTCGGGATAAAAAAATAGAACCTAGTCCAAGCAGCAGTCCTGCGAGGAAAAAGTAGAGGTTTTTGGCCCGATTTCTCATCTAAAATTTTACACCCGATTTTGGTTTTCCCTCCCCCTTAACCCTTTCTCCCA